TCGTGGGTTCCAACCTTGTCTCCTTCGTTTTCGGGGTTTTTTTTTTTTTTTTTTTTTTAGACAAAGAAGATTGAATCTAAATAATTCTTATCATCATAATCATATCTGACTGCATGGGGGTCAAAGATATTCATCTCCTCTAATCTATCCCAACTAGGGAATGCTTGAAATATTTCTTCAGGTCTCATCCCTAATCGTCGAGACAATTTTACTATTCTGCCTCGAGACTCATCATTAGCCATAGCTTCTTTAAGATAGGCAATAGGCTCTTCTAATCTATGAGTAGATTTAAGCGTATCATGAAAAAGACACACCGCTTCATAAGCTACTCGATTATTATGAGCATCATATGCCTGCCCTACGCTTGACATCAACATATCTATAGGATTTTCTTTCGTTGAGTGGAGTAATAACCTAATCATAGTACCATCTATAGGTTTATAAGAAATAATTGGCGGATGCTTGGAATTAGTAGATCGAATAAAATAACGTTTCAAAAACTTAGGACCTACTACTGCTAAACCTCCATCAGGGGACGGAACAGATATGAGAGAATCAAATTCTTTATAATCCCTCAACTCCATCCTAAAGACTCTCTTTAAAAATTCAGCGTATCCCTTAGCATTTATTAACCAACCTAAACATTTAGGATAACACCAAATGTGATCATCTCCATATACTACTATCGCCAAAAAACCTCGAACACAAAATTCCATTATCATTCCTTCATATCCCGGCGCTAAATCAACACAAGATATAATATAACAGAACCATACCAAAGCTTTAACAAAAGTATCACAATGAGAAGTCTCTAATCCTCCTGACCAAACTACTCCACGCATAAATTCCCATACCCCACCTAAGTGAAGTACGAGTTTATGAGTCATAGTCGTTGCTAGAACTCTTATCAATTTCTTAATAAAAGCTCCGTTCTTCGCGCTCAACTTCGTAAAATCATAATACCAATTCGTTGTTAAAACATACAAAGCTATTAAAAAATCTGGAACATGTTTATCCAGAGCCGTAATATCACCTCCCACATACGTCAATCCTTGAATATCATAATTCAAAGTAGTGGCTAACTGATACGCTCCTCCTCTCCACCAGGACATACCTATCGTAAACAAGCGACCTCTATCGTACCGCATTCTCTGATTCATTAAGAACCAAGACAAACAAATAACAGGGACACTAGGAATAAAAAACTCTCTTAACTTATGTGACAACTTAATTAATTCTTCAGTAGTTATCACTCCTTCCAGAATGCGCCATTCTTGTTTTGCTCTTATGACACACCAAGCTAGAAAGGGAGTATCCTTTCCATTATAAATATCAACCATCCACGAGTGAAACACCCTCGCAGCGGCTTCAAGAATATAAATCTTCTTTCCTGAATTATGATATTCAATTTCTCCTGCCTCAGTTCTCATCTTACCAGTTCGCATGGGAAAAATTCCACCAGAAGTATTCATTTTTAGAAATCCTAATATATCTTCCGGCGAATAACGAAATCTCAAAGCGGGGGTCCTTTCTCCTATTGTAGCAGCTTTCAATAAACCCAACGCACGCGTCACTACTACTCTAAAAGCATTAAAGCCCTCACCCCGATAAGCCATATCATTAGAAAACCCTTGTAACATTCTCAATCTCTTAGGTAATGTCATATGATTAGTTGAGAAAACACATCGACGTTTAGGAACCATTTGGCCACCATCCATGACATAATAATTACCATATATAGCATCATGCCACGAAGCCTGTCTAAAGCAACGTTGAGTAAGCGATGGAATTCTCTTATCTATATTAGACGCCTCTACTCTGTTTACATCTTCCTGAGTAACTCCTGTCATCTCATAAATATAATTATGAGCCATCTGTTTAACCAGAGGCTCTATCTCCATATTCGGCTGAACATTAGTCTGGAAATAATCATTCTTATGAGG